GCACACCGCCCTCCCAAGTCTTGCGGCCAAACTTCTGCACTCTCGGCTTGGAGAGTTTCTTTCCCGTCTTGGGGTCGAACTGCACTACCTCAATGACAACATGGTAGAATCGTTCTTCGCCTTTGGGAACTTGGTAATTTTCTGCGGTCAATCCCTCTACGGGGATATCACGGCCTTCGATTGTTCTCATACGTTACTCGTTGTTAATTGTTATACTTTGTGCGGCATCCTCTTTGGAATACTCCATCAGTTTTGCCGCGATAATAGCGATTTTGCGGTCATAGGCCAGCGCTTCCCCGAAAGATGATACATTTGTATTCTCCCTCTCAAAGCGCCGTATATAGGCCGGGAAATTGACTTTGAGCCGGTACGTTTCCGCGTTTATCAGTCTATCCCGATAGAGGTCAAGGGCTTCAGCCCTCGTAAGGTGGCGCAGGGGTTCGAGGTCTGCAAGGATGCGCATCCGGCGGAGCATCGCAGGGTCGTTCTTCCACTCCGTTGCGATAACCTGGTCTTGGATTGCATCCAGTTCGCTCTCGCTCGCTCCGGCCTCCTTGGCGCTCTTGTACCTTGCACGCAGGTCATCCACGGTATAAAGGTAGAACTCCGTGCCGTAATTGATTTCAGCCGACAGGAAAAGATTGCCGAAACGAAGCCTGCAAATGGTTGAATCGACCCACCTCTGAGCCTCTTCAAATCCTTTTTTGACCTGCCTCAATACGGTGGTAACGCTCTCGAAGTTCGCCCTAACCTGCTGTTCGTTGAAAGCATCGCGGTCAGTTACGATTTCATCTTGGCCGACAACTGCTGTGATGATTTCTTCGCGTAAGCGCTTTTCTTCATCGACATTGTAATCCAGCGCGTTCCTATCCACCTGGAGCAACTGCACCGGGTTACGCAGGTCGGGACGGCCCTCGCTCTCATTGGGAATAGGTATCTCAACGAAAGAACCCGGCCCGATAGTCCTCTTGTTACCGCATTTCGGGCAACGCATCAGCTGTCCGGCGGCATCCAGTCTGTAACGGCCCTGCTTGTCACGCAGGAATCCACCGTCACAATAGTCGCCATTCTCGGCGTTGGAATAGTCGCAAGCCTGCTCGTAGCCCGAAAGGATAGGATATGCGCCCATAAGGTCAAGCTGGCGCTTGCTGATATGGAAGAATACAAACCAGTCAAGGCTTTCCAGTTCTTTCGATAACGGGCTTTCCTTTACATCCGGGTCGTCCAACGAAAGGGGCGTATTCCAAAAGAATCTCGCAGGGCAATATCCCAAATCGTGGGGCGCTTCAAGAATCGGCTCGCCAGCGAGTTGCCCGGTGTGTTGCTTATCCTCCCATACTCTGTAAGAAGCATCGTCTAAGGCTATGATTTCATCTTTTCTACGGAAAATGATGAACTCCATTTGCCCGGTGGTCGGGTCTGCCTTATATGTCAGCACATCCTCAATCGGCAACCAATAGAAGTACGGCTCCGGCCTTTCGCCCCTTTGCTCCCTCGGCAAGTCAACAATTAGAACGGAATTTATCTCGGCCTTAAAGAACTCCCAGCCTTTTGTCTGCCATACACGCGGCTCGTCCAGTACCCTACGGCGGTAATCCTCCCAATCATCACGGGCTTCCGGGCTGGAAAACTCGTAATTATACAAGGGATTTTGCCCGTCAAAGATTCGGCTCAACTTCTTAAAGCAGACGTCCGTCACCTCGTTTGTTTTCACGGGATAACGGAATAGAGCCTTGAAAAGTACGAACTTATCGTGCGGCAGTATGTTTTCCACCATAGCAAGGAATTGCGTCAGTGGAATAGAAATGTACGGAGAGTTGAAAGTGGTAACTCGCTTGACGGTGTGGAACTTAATGCGAAGCTGATGTCCACGTATCTTTGCCAAAGTTGCCGCCCTTCTATTCTCCGTCAGTTCCTTTCTTAACTGGTCTGCGGTATAGGGCATTGTCTGTAAATTCGTAAGGTGCTTTCGGGTCAAGTTTCCAGCCACAACGCGGCATCCGTAGCAGGCGCTCGGCGTGGTCAAAACTGAACTCACACTTCACGCCTGCATCGGAAATCAGCATAACAGTAGATTTCTTTGCCGCCATTGTCTTACTCTGCGTTCTGGAGGTCGGTCAGAGGATTGAAGTCAGTAGGCTTCACGATGACAAGACCATCGGAGTAGTTCTCTGCATAGTTCCACTGGAGCAGGTTGTAGTCTTTCGACTCGTAGTTGCCGTGGAGCTTGCTACCAACATAGAAGCCACGGACGGGGATGGGATAGTGCTCGCCATCGGTTTCGCCCTTAATAGCTTCAATACGGCCATTTTCATCGAAAAGGAATACACCGAGGTTGCCGGCATTGGCTTCGCAGGCAAGCTCTTTGAGCGCGGTTGCCACGCTCTGAGGGATTCCCCTCAACTGGCCCTGGAACTGGATAGGCTCTTCGCCCAGTACGGTAGGAATGCCACCGAGGTCATCGTTTCCACCACTGGAAAGACGTGGCTCGCCACCGCTATCGGCAGGTGCATAGATGTACGGAGTGATTACCATCTTTGAGCCGTCATCGGCAGAAAGTTTGGCAGTCCAAGATGCTTTCAGCAGGATAGATGCCTGATTTGTGAATGAATTGCGGGTGCCGTCCGACTTGGTAAGGCGGATAAATGCGGCCTTCTGAATCTGACCGAAAGATTCCTCGCAAGACACATTAGGAACATCGGGCAAAGCTGCGGCGGCAGGGCAAGAACAAATAAGTGCCATAATTCAAATTTTTGTTGTTAAACTGATACGTTCGGGGCTGACCCATTGCCACCGCGACAAAGATAGTTAATTTTCTGAAAAATCCGCTATTTCCGGCTTAAATCCGAAAATAATATAATTTATCATCCGGAATCTATAAGCCCAGAAAATCGGCCTTAAAATGCGAAAACCGGGACACATCACTGCGGCCCGGCTCAAGAAACCAAACTAATAACCCATGAAAAAAGACTTTATCTTTCCCCGGCACAAAGATAGTCAAAATTTACCTAACTACAACACCCCTGCTCGCATGGCCGTAAGGATAGATGTTTCCGTCTGCTATTTCCTTTTCATAAACCCCGGTCAGCGCGTCCTCGATGTCGTCATGCGCGTTTGCGGTAAACTCACGGAGGAATCCCGAAAGGTGTGCGTATGCTTTCGGGTATCTCGTTTCCCAGCCAAACGGCATGATAATGTGCTGATTGACAAAAGGCGCATTCGTAACTATCCTGCTCTCTTTGTTCGCCCCCTGGTAGAACGGAAAAGTCAGAGCCTTGACTTTCTTCTTGATGACTTTCTCGAACTGACTTCCGCCATTGTTGCTCTCGACCCAAGCCCTCTGCACTCCGCGCTCGTTTATCATAGCCGGAACGGTTATGGTAGTTATGTCCGTGCTTTCATCCGTGAAAATTATGTCAGTTACCAGCACGTAAAGAATAGGCTCGTATCGGTGCTTCTGCTCGTTCCAACTCTGGTTCTCGCTCTTGTAGACATCATAACTGACTGCGGCAAGGTAGTCGCTCCCTTCATCCGCTACATCTACATAACACCCACTCCGGACATAACTGCCCCAATCTGTCCGCTCCGTCCAAGTCTTGAAGGGCTGGTACAACCGGCCAGCCGCGTCCCCCGGATGCCCTTGATACAAACACTGGAATCCGAAAGGGTCAAGCGCCTGCGCTTCCTTTAATCTCGCAAGGCTGTGCCTTTGCGGCCATAAGGCTTCCCCTTGCTGCCGTGGGTCTATCTCCGTGGGTTGCCCGGTCTTTATGGCTTCAAAGTTCACAAGCACCCAAGCCCCGTCCGGCACTCCGTCCAAGTCCGCCCAATTCTTCGCCTCGATAATCTCCTCTCCGCTCTCAATGATTTTGCCTATTATATCCTCCGGGTGCCAGCGAGTGAACACGATTAACTGCTGGCTTTGATTGTGCAGTCGTGTTCGCAGGACTTTCGTGTACCAGTCCCAAGCGCCCTGCCTCACAACTGGGCTGTTCGCCTCGGATGCGTCTTTGTACAAGTCATCCAGTATCGCCACATCTACGGTCTTGGAGGTCAGCGCACCGCCACGGCCCACAACCCGCAATCCGCCACGATGCCCAACAATCTCAAAGACATCACTATTCCGCAGGTAGTTCGTTGCCACCGTTACCACATTGCTCCCGTTCAGTTGGGTGTCCGGGAACACGGCACGGTATTCATCGCTATCTATTATCCTTTGGCAGTCCCTGTTGAAGTCTTTGGCAATCGTGGCCGCGTAAGATGCGATGCACACTTTCAAATCGGGATTAAGGCCCAGCATAAGGCTGGGAAGCATCCGCGAACTGCCAAGACTTTTTCCATGTTGCGGCGGCGCTTGTATAATTAACTTCCGTATATCCCCCCGCGCGAACTTGTCAAGGATGCGATAGTAAGACTGGTGGAATTGCGTTGCTTGAAAGTCCGGCTGCATATATTTTGCAAAGTGGCGCAGATTTCTCCGCGCCCCCTCCTGCAAGAAAAGTTCCTGCCGCTTGTTCAGCAGTCCGGCCAGTTCGCTATTCTCCATTGATTGCCGCTATAACTTTGTCAAGCAGTTCATCCGGGATATTAGCAAGGCTTACATTCGCTTCGCCCTCCGCCTTTATCTTCGCTTCCAACTCCTGCACACTTCTATTCTTCCAGTGTTCGGGGTCACGGTTTACAAGCGCAAAGATAACTGCCGTGGCATTTGGCAGAATCTTCTTTCGCGTTACCGTCTGCCTCTTGATTCTCGGCTGGCTTGGATTCCGAGGGTCTTGCTCATACTCCGTCTTGGTTTCATCGTATTCCTCGCCGCATATGAGTGTTTTCAGCGACTTCCGCGCATCTTTCAAGATGCCCTCCATTTCCCAATTCTCGAACTCCCTCCGGGCCTCTTTGACCGCCTCGGAAAAGGTCGGATTATTGTTGTACCAGTCGTAATAAGTGTCAATATGTATGCCGCCCTTCGCGGCGGCTACCTTGATGCTCTCTCCGTTACGGATGGCGTCAAGAATTATATTTACCCTTTCGGGTTCGTACTTACTTGGTCGTCCCATATAATTATAGCTTTTTGAAATTATCACAATATACTCCGCGCTTCTTTGCTCTCTTCACGGCTTCTTTCTCGTCCCGGGCATAGACAAGTGTTCCCCCCGAAACTCCAGCAAGGCAGTGAGTATTTCTTCATGTTTTCATACTGCTTGACTTCACGGCTTGGGGTGTCGCGGCCAGTGTCAACTCCGAGCATCACCAGTCCGAGCGCCATTGCGCAGAAATTTAATACTTTTGTCTCATATATATGTATTTTAAAGTGAACTTCCACCCCGGACTGGTTCGTTTGTAAAGGGGAAATCTTCCGGGTACGTGTCCCATGCTATATTATCTCGCCCTCCCGGGATTTTTAAAATTTTTGGAGCAAGATAACGATAATTTATAAGATGGTGCAATCTACCTCCATTTTTAACCTGCCTCGTCGCTTTTATTGCGCTTGGATATTGTATGACAGTAACAAGGGATTTTATCAGTAATTTGTTTTCTTTATATATATCCGTCAATCCGCCAGGTTGCACAGCCGATGGCATCTGATGAAGTACTAATCCATCCGCGCCTGAACCCGTAAAAAGGCCCTCATTCCATATCGCAGTGTACATAGATGTATCTACATCTAATTGTCCCTTCATCCCCCGGTACACATAAGGCACAAAGTAAAACGTGGTATTCATGACTTTTCGGATGTAGTATTTATCATTTACGCCTCCGATATAATCGCCACTTTGGGACAACCCGAAAACGCCTATTTTCCGCTTGCGCATAAATCTCTCTACATCATCAAATACACTTGCCACAATGTTTCCGTCTCCGACACCACAAGAAAGGCCGAATCTTTTTATCTCAAAGGACGATGAATCATCATCTTGCGCTACATAAAAATCAATTCCATGACTTTTCGCATAATCAAACAGCATATTGTAAACCTGTCCGACATTTCTCCTAAGCGCAGATGGGCGATGCACATTATCATATCTATTTCTCGCTTCATCTAAACTATATACAGCAAGATTTACGTTTAGCTCCTTACATATACGCTCATATAGTTCCCGGTCATCTGCTTCATCATCAATAAAAACAGTAATTTTTCTTGCATCCCATCCCAATTTGAGAAACAAATTGACCGTTTTAAGATTTTCCGCCCTGTGATACGATGGTATAAATAAATTAGTCATTTGATTCTGTGTTTACATTGCAAAGTCTTAAGAGGTCATCTTCTATAAATCCAGCATCTCCGCCATCCACAAGAACCAATCTCAATCTCTCTATTATTTCTTTTTCGGACTCCGTTGCGTTGAAATAATAATAATTCGCCACACTCTCAAAATCAATCTTTAAAAAACGATAACAAAACCATAGGAGCGTTTCTTTTAGCATTTCTGGGAGTGCCGAATTTTTGACTATATCACGCTTTGCAATGTATTTCGTGAAATC